TTGTTTCAAGAAAAGAATACACCCGGTCTCAGCGGGACAAAACGGTGCCTCTACACTTCCCTCAATTGTCGTATTGCCTTGAAGTATCTTTTTGTAATCCCTGAGGCCGTTAATTGATTCCAGTTTAATTTGCTCTATATTATGTTTTAGAGATTCACTGTTAAACTCAAGCCATGCCGTTGAGGTTACGAAAGTACCAAACGTTGACTCTTGTGCAATGCCGACTAAACCCTCGTACCCCATTTGTGGGACATTATTACCAACTGACATATTAAACCTCCGACTCTATTTTATCCTCTCCCCGTTTTCTGGACTCTTTCATGTCCTCCCAACACGGGTTGATACCATTTTTTAAGCGTAGAAAATTCTTTCTCTCACCTTCAGTAACTTGCAATATATTATCGCCTCCCGGAAAGCTTTTACCGCCGGGATAAAATGTCAGTTTTGGAATAAAGATGGGTCTATCATCTATATATTTTATGCATAGTTTTCGTTCAGCCATTGCATGACCTCCGGCTTATAATATCTGACAATAACTTGGCCTACAAATTTCTTCTCAACCAATGTATCCTGTAATTGTTTCCCCGCATCGGGACTTGCGGGTATGACAACGGCTTCAAGTTGAGATTCAAATAATCTTTTCTTTTCGTCTTCTGTTAATTGTCTACGTTTCGCATGTCTCAATTTTCTTTCTAAGTTCCCAACTGGTATGGGTGCCGTGGTGCCGCCGGAACAATTAACCATTTTGAAACTCTTGGGCCTCAATTCCGCATTCCAAAAATCAGCAAGCCATCTGCCTGTAAACGCAATATTCTGTGATACATAAGATAGAGTTCCTTCGCTATCTACAACCACACCATGTTTCATCCAATAGCGTTTTTCGCTGTCGGAAAACGCGTAGTAAGTACGATCTTCCCTAAACACGAATTCATAACCCATGAGAATATATTCATCATAATTCATAAGTTGTGTAGCAAAAACAACGATCATGTTTCCCACATTAGAAGCTGCGGGAATAAGATCATTACACCCGGACGCGGGCCCGTATATTTTTTCTGTTTCTATATTATCTTTGTTCGTAACGAAATAAACTGGTCCCTTCCAGTTTTGTTGCCATTTTGGATTTGCACAAACATTGGAAATTAAAGTAATTCTTTCAGTTTGTTTAACCCACGGCTCACACCATTGCTCATAAGATACCATAGCATCGGCGAGAAATACATAATTAGGCCGAATCCCATGGTCAAGACACGGCCCCAGGGCCTTGTCGACAATTGCCACATCGACGTTATTGCGGTATTGCTGTAAGATGTGAAAATTCTTTTCAAATGACGGCGCAAGTCCGCAACAAACAATTTTCTTTCCAGTTCCACGAAAAAGAAAGTCCTTGATCGTATGGCCATCTTTTTTGTATCGTTCGCCGTTAATGGCAGCATGCTTGAGCCAAGTCGGCCCCCATTGTTTTTGTGCTGATTTACTTTGTTGCAAGATTTCATTTGATGAAAGCATCGCTACCTCTTTTTATTAAAATTTTTTTCAATTTTTTTTAATATATTTTCCACAATCGGTTGGAAATTACTACCTGATATCCTCAATTTGATTGCATCAAATAGACTTATCTTAAATTGGGGAATAATGGTAATTTTTAATTTTACTTCATTCACTGATGCCATAATCTAATCACTCCATATTTTAATATTTAAATTCAATTTTGCCATACTATTGTAAGTATCAATTGATTCTACTACGTCAAAATCCGTACCCGTAATTTGCGCCTCCATTACCTGACTTGTAATTGAAAGTTTTGGGTAATTTCTGATAAGCTTTTCTATATTCGTTTGCAGTTGAAGCATTTCTGAATCTGATATTTCACGTCCATTGTCATAACCAATACCGATTTGTACAACTCCGACAATATCATAATTAAGTGTTATTTCCCGTTTTGAATTATTTCCGCTAATGCCAAATTCATTATTCGTACTTTTCGGCTCCACCCATATACATGGATAATTTACATTTGGTATTGGTTTATCACGATGGTATCCGACTCTAACGGATTGTACGCGAGTTTTAAGACTTCCACTAACATCATGAGACGAAGTTGTGGTGTTATTTTTATCGAATAAGTTTTTAAGGCTATTCGAGAATGTAACAATATTAAATGCCACTAATTACCTTGCCTTTTGCAATCCATCGCGATAATGTTTTTTGCATGAGTTGTTTCGCTTTATTTGAAGTCCATAGAAATTGACGCTTCGGGATATTCTTCTGAGAATATCCATAATTATGCACCCCGGCGTAAACTTTCTGGTTATATACGTTGGCCTCATTGTGTCCTACCGTTCTCCATCTATTTGATTGTCGAAGCATGCCGGTATCTTGTAAAATCCTGGTTCCTAGACTTTTCTTTTTCCCATGTCTTCGTCTGGCAATAGTAGATGGTTTCAACGGTTTCCAACTACCATCTGGACCCTCTTCATCCTTAAAATGCATAACAACATCTTTCCAACCCTGCGAGGCGATGACATTCATGGCCGGACTTACATCTGCCATACGAGCTTGCATCTGATTAAAAAACAGAATGGCTTCTGCCGATTTCATTTCCATACTTATCATGTTTTATTCCAGTTCTTCCATGCTTTCGCTAAATCGGGCAATGCCATAGTAATGTAATCCGCTGTTTTTGCCATTACATCAGAAAACTGGTCATGTCTTAATACAAAAATATAATTACCGTGGTCTTTTCCCATACAATTAAATGGTTCATATCTGAGAACAAGTTTATCGAGAATAAACTCCTCTACTTCATGCAGAAGGCAATCAACTACATCCTTCCATTCATTTTGGTCTGCACCTATTTTTATTCTTGATACAGAACCCTTCTCCGGACAATTGTAAAATTCTCCGCCGGTTCCCTCTCGAAGAATTAGTTGACATTGGTCGAATCCACAATAATAAGTACCGATAATTTTCTGTTTCATCTTTTGTCTCTCACCGCGTTAAGATCATCGGCATCAAAATGATGATTAAGTTCATCGTCCACATCAAAAAATGATTGATAGTCTTTTGTAGTACTATCGATAACACCGGAATCAGATTCAACCGTACTTTCTGCTATAACTCCACCTGATGCATCAACCAAGTCCATCTTACCATCCCTAATTTCGTCCAATGTGGCAAATGCCTCTGCCGTTAATTCCCCATAATATTCAGACTTATTAAGGTTGTCTTTTTGATAGAATGAACGGTATGTATACGCAGAGGTTATATCCTCAGAGAGAGAGCCGAGCAGGGGCGGTGTTGGTGTTATCGGAACAACATAACGCTTTGATATTTTAGCGTTAATAAGAGCGTCAGCTCGCGTGATGTGCCTTAAAATAACATCAGTCATCGTGCTTGTATCTGCCAGACCCGGTACTATCAGGATTATCGATGTAGTTGAGCAATAGGCCATTATTTGTCACGACCCCATAGCATTTTACCTTCTTTCCGTACTCCTATCAATCTATTCTTGATAACACCATTGGCATATGTTTTAGATTCGGTATATTTTATCTTGGTAACTCCCACTGGATTAACAGTGGTTCTTTCAACTATCTTAACTTTTTTTACCTCTTCGGGTGTATAAAGTTCACGATGTTTTTGTGAAATAGATTTCGGTGTTGGTTCAACATTTATTATGGGTTTATCATTATCTGACATTTCGTAACTCCTCAATTAAAATAAGGCGGGGGCGAACCCCCGCCCTTGATTCTTATAATGCTACTGCTTTGTAAAGATACGCGCACGCGGTTGCGACTGCTCGCGGTGCACACATGGTTTGTACCTCAATATAATCGCCTTCAATGTCCTCTTCTCTCCACTTCTTGACGCGGTACGGGTTGCCCTTCCACGCTACCCGGAAGTTATAAGCCGCCGAAGCTTTCTTGATCCCCGGACTTGGCTCCATATAGGCCAAGAAGCAGTCTGAACCCCAAAGATCGCTAATACTTGCGGTTTCTCCTTCTTTCGTGGTATCATATATGGCACCGCCGATATGGATACTTCCAATATCGAAATACGCGGCGAGAAGGTCTTTCGTAACTATGGCGCGCTCGCTGTATTTAATACGCTCCCAAATGTTCTGGTTTTCTTTAAGCGCATCAAATACCGCAGAACCGATAACCATAGTATTCAAAACCTTACCGGAATTCTGACGAACATATGCGGCAGCGGAAAGAACGTGCTGTGACGGACTAGCCGTAGTAGTATGCCCCTTCCAACTCGTAGTGCTAACGAGAGTGGCATTACCTCCCCAGTTAGTTGTGGTAAAGAACAGTTTCATGGTCTCATAATCCACGCGCTGTAAAATCTTATCCACGAGGTTTTCCGTTGTATCTACTTCAAGGTTTATCGGAGGATCGGCATTCACCCGATCCCTATCCGTTACAACATCCTTGAGTGCGTGTTCTGAAACCTGATACGCACTAGTTGAGTAGGCAACGGTTATCATATTCGCCCGTGCGCCATTCGCTCTTACCGTTTCCGGTATCCTGAAATCATTCGCCCAAATCCAATAATAATCAGACTCTTTAGTTACCGGAATTGAAGGCAAACACTGAGAAGAAATATATTCTGAATTCTTGTATTGTACGGCAAGGTTGGACAATACCGCATTTAATCTTGTTGATCCTACTGGCATATTATTATCCTCCTTTTAGGTCATTGCCAACGAGCCGACTAATTGGGCATCGTACATCTGCGGGTTAATGAAAACAGTAATAACCGTT